GACTATAAACTCTATCTCAAAAGAGAGTTCATGGGTTCAACAGAATCGAATGTACACCCTTTTCTTTTTGGTATAGAAGATAGATATTTTGCTCACACAAATAAATCACATCAAGAAATATGGTCAAATAAAATAGATGACCTTGTTTGTATCATGTCAGCCTGTGATAAAAGACCTTGGCGTTTTGATATTATAGAATCACTCAAAGATACCTTTGATAAAGACGATACTGTTTTTATTGGTGAGTATAGAGAAGGTGAGGCACTTACTAGTGTTGATACAGGTGATCGTCACTTTAGTGGCTATTTTGGAAAACTACTTGGGTCAAGAATAAGTGTTGATGGATACGGTGCTTTTGCGGCCAGACAGACGGGTAGGTTTTGGGAAAGTATTGCTAATGGTTGCCTTGTTATGTATCAAAATATAAAACCCTATGAGTGGAACAACCCATTTATAGATGATGAACATTTTATCTCATATTCTGATACCGATGAGTTGATAGAAAAGGCTTGTTACTATGTTGGTAATCCAGATAAGTCAGAAGAAATTGCAAGAAAAGGTTATGAACACGCTTTGAATTTTCACACTACTACACATAGAGCAAATGAGTTTTTATTGTTGTGTGACAGATATTTATAGATATAGCATTTCATAAAAACTAGCTTGAGAAATTTCAAAATGAAACTAAAAGAAGCAATAAAAGGACAAAGAACAGTTGTTATATATCCTGGCAGATTCCAACCAATGGGAAGTCATCACTTCCAAGCATATAAACATTTAGTAAGTAAGTTTGGTAAAGCCAACGTCTTTGTTGCTACTAGTGATAAAACTGGTGACAAGAGTCCACTAAACTTCAATGAGAAAAAGAAGGTCATTAGTGCTTACGGTGTACCCGCAAAACAAATTGTCAAAGTAAAGAATCCTTACAGATCAGATGAAATTACATCTAAGTTGCCAGACGATACCGCTGTCTTATGGGCTGTCGGTGCTAAGGACGGTGACAGATTAGTTTCTGGTAAGTATTTTGATAAGTATAAGAAGGGTGCTGATCTTTCACCATATAAAGACCGTGGATACATCTACATTGTCCCACACGTATCTTTGAAGGTAAATGGTCAAGAAATGTCAGGCACTGCCATACGTCAAGCCCTTAGTAATAAAGACCTATCACCAAAAGAACGAAAAGATATTTTTAAACAGATTACAGGTTTCAACAATCCATCTATAGAGAAGATGCTCTTAAACAAGTTAGCGTAGTATGCTTATAAAGCCAGTAAAAAATACAAATTATTATGTTGAATACATACCACCCAAACAAAAGACAAGATGCACTGAGTGTGGAAACACGGTGAAAAATTTAGCACGTTATGGTGTGTGTTCAGTTTGTCTTTGTAAAAGAAAACCAAAAAAACTAAAACACTCAAATAATCTTGGTGACAATTTAGACATACAGGCATAGAGAAAATAAATGAAACTAAAACACGTACTACAAGAAGGTGGTGCCAGTGGTCACATGGCGCATCCGTGGGAAAACATTGACATGACCTTTGCTGAAATGAAGAAGATGATACGTGCCTTACTTACTGGTGGTATGGAGATAGAAAAGGTAAGTGAGAAAACAGACGGTCAAAATCTAAACATAACATGGCATAATGGTCAATTAGTCGCTGCAAGAAATAAGACACAGAGTAAGAACTTTGGTGAGAATGGTTTGACTCTTGCAGGTATGAAGAAGATGTTTGCTGGTAGAGGTGAATTAGAAAAGGCATTTGTTTCATCTATGGTTGATTTAGAAAAAGCGATTTCTTCCTTGACAGAGAAACAAAGAAGTCGTATATTTGACAACGGTCATAAATGGATGAACATAGAAATAATTTATCAACCAACAAGAAATGTAATACCTTATAATATGGACTTACTACAATTTCACGGTGTCAATGAGTTTGACGCTAATGGTAGTAAGATTGGTTCTTCATCTAAAGAAGGTAAAGAACTTGCTGGTATGATAAAACAAATAAACCAAAACAAACAAGATACGTTTGAGATTAGAGGGCCACAGGCAGTTGAATTACCAAAGTCAAAAGATTTCTCAAAGAATGCAGATAAGTACATCAAAAGAATTTCTGCACTACAGAAAAAATATGGTTTAGGAAATAAAGATAACTTATTACAATACCATAGAAAATTTTGGCTACAAATGGTTGAGAAAGAAGCACGTAAGAGTAGAGTGAAACTAAGTAGAGACTTGAAAGTAAAACTAGTGAAAAGATTTGCTGAAGGTGACAAGAGTTTTGCTCTTAGTAAGGCAAACCTAAAAGATGAGAAGATTTATAACTTTGCCAGTAAACTTGACAAGGTTGATTCAAAGGGATTGTTTCAGAAAAATGTAGCACCTTTTGAAAATGTATTTCTCTCACTAGGTGCTGAGGTTTTAGAAAACGCCAAAAATTTTATCGCTGTATCACCTGCAAAGGGTGTGAAGGACATGAAGAAAGATTTAGGAAGTACTATTTCCGATTTACGTAAAGGGGGTGATATCACCAAACTCAAACAGCTAAAAAGACAAATACAGAGATTTAAGAAGGCTGGCGGTTTTAATAAAATTGTTCCTAGTGAGGGAATCGTTTTTGACTATAAGGGAAACACTTATAAGTTGACAGGATTGTTTGCACCCATAAACCAAATATTAGGTATGACCAAATTTTAGAAAGGAAAGAAATGGCTCGGACAAATCGCAGAAAAGATGCGAGCGAAGTAGTTAAGCCCAATCGTGGAGTAAAAAAGAATCAACGTAAGACAAGAAGAAACAATACAAGAAATTCAATTAAGAAATTAGATTATAATGACCCCGAACTACTTGATGAATTAGAGGAAGACTTATATAATGAAAGGTAATTTTTCTATTACCCCAAAAGTTCTTGACAAAGGTTTCGTACAATTATTAGATTTTTGCGGTACAGATTTAACAGTAGTAAATTCTGCCCGTGTATCCTTTGGAAAGAGAAAAGAAACATATGACAAATCAGATGAAAAACTCGTTAAGTACCTCGCTAAACACAAACACTTCTCACCGTTTAGGCATCTTATAGTTCAACTACATATAAAAGCGCCAGAGTTCGTTATGAGACAGGCGTATAAACACGTAGTTGGAATTGAAACGTCATCATCACACTCTACAAAAGATCATGCTTGGAATGAAATTAGTGGCCGCTATGTGCCAGTTGAGGAATATTATTTTCCCGAAGTCTGGCGACAACAATCACCAGACTCTAAGCAGGCGAGCGTGGGTGAAATCCCGTTACAAGAAGAAGCCCATGAAAGATACGAAACTGCGATAAAACTAATAAAACATAATTACGAAGAGTTACTAAAACTTGGAGTAGCAAAAGAACAAGCAAGAGTTATGTTACCGTTGTCACAGTATACAGAAGTTATCTGGACAGCATCATTTCAAGCCTTAATGAACTTTGTGGAATTGAGAGATAAGCCAGACTCTCAATGGGAGATAAGAGAATATGCCAAGGCAGTCAGGCACGTCCTACATCAAATCTATCCTAAGACATCTGAAATTTGGGAAGAAGCCATTTTCCAAGACTAAAATACTAATCTTTTTATTATCACCTTTGCTCTTTTTTGCTATTTCTCTTTTTAGCAAAAAAGAGGAAAAGAGCGAAGAGGATGATCACATTGGTTGGTGTTGAAATAAAACTTGTTATAGCATGTATTTTATGCTTGACAATACCCACCTTATTACTTATATTATTATCTAAGTTCAGAAATAAACCGTTTCAATCATGTGGTGAATCGTGTGATTGTTTTGAAGAAAAAAACTGCTTGACAAAGTAGAAATAGTTGTTTATATTATATGTATAGTTTATTATTATGATAGACAAACCCCATCACTTTTTCATATAGGAGACTATAATGCCTATTAGTTTGGACAAGATCAACAACGCTTTGGATCGCCTTGATAACAAGGGCGGTAGTTCTAATCAGAACCAAGATGCTTTGGTTAAACTTGACGAGGGAGAACATCAGATTCGTATCGCTCCCTACAAGGAAGATTTGGAAATGCCTTTCAGAGAGTTGTGGTTTCATTTTCGTATTGGTGGACGTACTTTCTTGTGCCCCAATAAGATGAAGGGTGAGCCTGACCCTATTTGTGATTTTGCTACTACTTGTTGGAATGAGTACACAAAGACCAACGATGAGTCATTCAAGGAGATGTTTAAGACAATGGCTCCCACACTTCGTGTTTACGTTCCTATCGTGGTTCGTGGTCAAGAAGATAAGGGTATTCGTTGGTGGAGTATTTCGCCACGTACTACTTATAAGGAAGTTCTTAATCACGTTCGTAGTGGTCTACGTCAGAATGTTGACATCACTGACCCGTCCGAAGGTTTGGACTTGATGGTTACAGTTGAGCCGGGCTTCAATGGTTGGTTGATGCCTACTACCATCACTACTGCTCTTAAGCCAACGCCTTTGGCTGGTTCAAAGAGTGACATTGATACCATCATTGATAGTGTTACACCTGTCGATACTCTCTTTGACTACAGCCCTGCTGAAGAGATGAAGATTGCTCTTGACAAGCACATCAACCCTAACGCTGATGATTCCGATTCATCTGCTGGTTCTACCCGTGACTTCGGTAATGGTTCTACCACTACCGTTGCCGCTGAAGAAGATAAGACCAGTAAAAAGATTGATGCTGCCTTTGATGGTTTGCTTGGTGGTAAAGATAAGGACATTGACTTTAAGTAATGGCCAGAAAGAAAATAAAAGCAGCCGAATCATCTATACAGAAGGATTCGGTTCTAAATGAAATACTTGTAGAGAGTCTTAACAAGAAACTTGGTGATGTAGCCTACATTCTTGGTAAGGGTGATAGTCCACCCGAAGTAAAGGAGTGGTTATCTACTGGCTCTACAGTATTAGACACAATCATCTCTAATGATGAAAATGCCGATGGGGGCATACCAGTTGGTCGCCTCACCGAAATATCTGGTGAGGCGGCTACAGGTAAATCCTTATTGTCGTATTTGATTCTTAAAGATTGTCAAGACAAAGGTGGTGTTCCTGTACTGATTGATACAGAGAATGCTTGTAATGAAGATTTCCTAAACTTACTTGGTTTGAAACCTTATCCAGAAGGTTCACTTGTTTATATTCAAGTTGAGTCGGTAGAAAAAGTGTTTCAAGCTATTGAGGACAT